ACGACATCGGTCATCCAGTCAGAAACTTCTTCTTTTTGCACTACATTAGTGCCAGTTCCTTCTAGACCACCTTTGAATCCTACTTTCTTTGCGTCGCCCTTTGCTTCAATGGACTTCATTGCAGGAGAAGTAGTTCCTGTAGTGGATTGCTTTTCTTTAGGTTCAGAGATCTTACCGCTTGCATCACTTGGTTTATTCTTAATAGTATCTGCTAATGCAGTTTCTCCTAGGATTGCCTGTGCGATCTCGTACTGGGCATTTGATTTCAAATGCTCGTGCAAATAATCAACAAGAGCATCTCCCACATAGTTATGTTGAGCGTACTCAACTGTGTATGTGACAGACTGTACATCCTGCGGATTATATTTGATGAGCTTTGAAGCTAAAGATAGATCCATCTTTCTATTTCTTTGTAAAGACTATTTAGTTGAGGTTACTTTTCTGAAGTCAGAAAACTTTCGGACTCCTTGTCCTGGTGTCATTGCTTGAACTGCCTGTCTGTACTCATCTGTTCCGATCTTCCAAGTATTACCTGAACCATCGTCAGCAGAATAGTTTGACTGGTTTGTTTTAGATTTACTAGCATCAGCAACTTCCATCAGAGATGTTAACCATACTTTAAATTCCCAACCGTGCTGATCTTCGAATATAGCATAGTTAGTTCCACGATGCTTGATAACACCACGAACACCTGTGTCAGTATGCTCCACTAGAGTACCTAATGTGAACACTTCACCAGATATGTATGCTTCACGTAGATCATTCTGTGCAAGTTTAGGTGCAATTTGCCACAATTCAACAACCTCTTGTTCCTCCACCTCTGGAGGTAATCCCATACCAGAACGAACTTCTTTCATTAAGTTCTTCACATCTTTGAATCCTTTAGGAACTCCTTCGGAAAATCCTTCAAGGTTTCCTTCAGCAGCAAAAGCACGCATCTTAGATGCACTCATACCCTCGACACCTTCAGCGTCTGGGTCTCTTTCGCCAGCAGATACAACTGCTAGTTCTTCAAATTCATATGCTACACCATTATATTTTTCAAGTAGTCCTTTAAATTCTGATACACGATCAGAACCAACAACCATAGTGACAGATGAATATCCTTCTTGATTTAAGGTAGATAATACATTAAAAATGTTAGACATATCACCATCATTAACAATAGCATCAGAGTGTTCTTTAAACATCTGTTGCATAAATTGTATCTTTGTCTCTGGTTCCAATGGATTCTTTTTAGGATCCACTGTTCTACTTGGGTATATTCTATAGGAGTCCTTTCCTTCAGCAGCGACTGTGCTTAAAAGTTTTTCGTGTCCTACAGTTGGGGGATTGAAACGACCAAATGTTAAAGCGATATGTCCAAGTCCTTCTCCACCATTCTCATCTCTGTAAGAGTCCTCTTCAGCACCCTGTTCAGCATTCTGTTGTACTTGCTGTGCTTCACCCTTATCAACACCAACCAAACGTTCTCCACCAACAGACTTAGCAACAATGTTACCTGCTCTGTCAGCATAGTATCCGTGACCAGCGTGAGTCAGACCTCTTTTAGCAGCAGCTTCACCAGCGATGGTTCTAGCTTCAGATAGGAATTGACTTAATTTCATCTCAACTTATGATCTTTCCAATATTATTTATCAACCCCAATTCTTCTCGATATTAAAGTTGACGCGGGAAAACTCCAGTCTGTCAACTAACTTTAGAGCAGAACCAGACTTGATTGCTACAAATCCTTCGGGTGCTGTGACTTTAAACCCAGTATCAGTCTTGATATAGGTACCAATACCTTTTACTTTCTCTAGTTGTCTGATGACCATATTTTTTGCCGCGATCAAGTTCATATAAGATGCAACTGTCATATAAATTGCACGATAATTAACCTTTAGAAACTTAAGACCTTCGGTTTTAATCAGTTTATATTTTTTCTTCGTACCTTCTTGCTTCTTAGTTGCAATCTCTTTGTCAAGTAAATCTGTATAGAATTTTGTAAATCCCATAGCAACTACCTGTACGTTCTGGATCTTCTTACCACCTCTAATAAAACTATTGAAGTATTGTTTAAACAATGCAGAGAATAAGAACCTACCATCTTGTTTTCCATTAAGAATATCCAAGAACTTAGATGCTTGTTTTAAAGAACCTTCTGTCTTGTTAACAGCAGCAAGATACCTTGCTTTCTCATTCGAACTGAATAGAGAAGAACCAGTAGCATCAGAAAAATCTGAAGAGAATACTGTTACGTTCTTATTACCTTGCATCTTACTTACATTTGCACCAAAGGATGCTGACATATCTCTTACAGCAGGACCTCCAGAATAGGTAGTGTGAAATACTATACCCATCTGAGATGCTTTAATCTTCATAGCAAGAGGAGATTTATCAGGAACTGCATAGGTAATAGTGTTAGGTGTGAATGAAACACACTTCTCACCGTTGATAGTTTTAGATCCTAGATCATTCGTATACAACAAGTCACCTTGTAGCACTCCTTTAATACCCAACTGTGGTAACAACTTAAGACAAGTCTTTAATTTATGTGCTAGTTCACCGTTGTACCATTCATCTATATCTGAATTACTAAAACATATCTTTGGTGCTCCTTTATTGAACACAGATTTAGTACCCACAAAGAAATTACCTGTAGATGGGTGCTGACCACATACAATTGCTGGTGCACCATCCCACTTGGTAGTAATTCTAATTGTAGAATTAGGTTCAGTTAACATCTGTCCTAGTTCTCTCAGGAATGCAATAGCATTCTTTCCACCTGCTGTACCATTATTTAAAATGTCATCCTCTAGGTGTTCGAGGTGTGTATTAGCTGCCATTAGACTTCATATCTCAATACAATACAATTTTTTCTGAGACCAGAGATTTTATCCCTCCCTCTACCTTTCATAGCAAGACGGACACCAGCTAGTGCCATAACCTTCTTGACCTCAGTTTCATTTATAGGTACTATACCATACTCTGACATCAAGTGTGTAGCCGTTTTGTCGGAATTGGAACCAAACTGGATGGCACCTGTCATACATTCGTGTGTCAAATTATACTTGAAGCATTCATATACTTCTGCAACGTGTGGTTTCTTCCTACTACCTAGCACTTCTTGGAACTGTTCGTTGAGACCACCTGTCTTTCTTACATCAGACATCAATGCTTTTGCCTTTGTCTGCATAATAGTACCAGTGTTATTCTCGAACTTCTCTGTCATTCTTTCCAGTATTGCTTGTATATGTGCTACCGCTTGTTTGTCTTCTCTACCTCCACCACATTCTTTAATGGTTTTCTTGAGAACTTTATCAAGAACAGATGTAGATTTATCAACGCCAGCACTGGTCAACTGGAATGACTTACCCCATTTCATACTACACTTATATGTAGTACCATTACTTGAGAATTTTATATCTGTCTTTGGTTCTTCTCCACCACCTGACATCTTCTCATAAGATGAATAATAACTCTGTTGTGCTCTTAGATCAGTTGACCTAGGAGCATATTTCTGTACCAATTCATTTGCTGTTTCTCTTATATTACTTGGTATATTACTGTACGCAGCAGATGCTTTTTCAAATGCACTTTGCTGATCTGCATTCTTATTATCAATCAATACAGTAGCGTGATACATCACAGCGTGTTCGAATTGTAATCCTTTGTTTGCCACAGTACTTTTTAAATACTATTTAGTTAGATCCATACTGGTTTACGAGATGGGTCACGTAGATAGTTTGTAGGAACCCAAGGTTTAGATGCAACATAACGTTTGTATGCTGTGGGAGTATCGATACTTTCGTCATACTTCCACTCATCGGGCATTGCACGTGTGAAGGATGTAGGCGGTGGACAATCAGGGAAGATAATGTCAGCACACTCGATAGTGTATTGGCAACTATGTACCTTGTTGTACCTATGTGTATACTCTGCACACAATGCAAGACCGTGATCAATCAACCAACGAAAGTTAGTCTGTGCCCAGATAGTACAGGGATGATTACGGAATGCACCTTTCTCTGTCTTGTAAGGAGCACCATCTAGTTTAGGTAGGACACCGAAACCGTGACCCCATTTTTCTGATGCAACAATAGAAAGCATTTGACAAGTCTCTAGTGGCATCTTGACAATGTGCTTGTCAGGTAACGACTGAGCAGACTTTACAGGATCAG